TTTTAGCGTTATAAAACCGCTGTTTATAAGCGTTTTGGTCACTTTTGGTCACCGGAGCTTATGGACGGCGGTTTTTTTGTAGCAAATTAATAGTGCGGCTAGATTGCTCAGCCTCTTTTTCTTTAAGCATGTGTGCATAGGTTTTAAGCGTCACATTCACATTTGAGTGACCAACTCGTTTTGAGATGTAGGCAATATCAACGCCATTGTGAAGCAAGTACGAAACATGAGAATGGCGCAGTCCATGGAATCGTATTGCTGGGAAGCCAACTTCTTCGGCAAGTTGCTTCATCCGTTCTGAGAATACGTCTCTAAACCACTTCTTAGGGAATAGGACACCGCCTTCTTCTAGTTCATTTACCAAAGCCAATAGATTGTCAGTCACGTCAATTGTTCGATTACCGGAGCGTGTCTTAGTTTCGGTATTAGACGCAGTTGCTTTGGAGTACGCCTTGTTGATAGTCATGGTGTTGTTTGAAAAATTGAAGTCATCTACCGTTAGTGCGAGTATCTCGCCAACTCGTGCACCGGTCTCTAGGGCGATAAGAACAGCAAAGTAGAACTTGTCTTCAATCATCAGGTCTGTATGATCATATAGCCAAGATTGCAGTTTTTCAAAATCGCTAGCACTTAAATAGTTATCATCATCTTTTGAGGCGCCACCGTTTGCTTTGAGACGACTATAAATATCTTTCTTTATGATGCCGTCAATTTGTGCATCTTTTAGTGAAGCCTTGATAGTGGATACAATATTGTTAACGTAAGCTTTGGTGTGTGATTCGCCAAACTCGTTGATTTTATTTTGGAGATACAATGCTGTTAATTTATCAAGTTGAACGTCACCAACAAGTTTATCTAACTCGTTGGTAAAACTGCGATATTTTACCAATGTAGATGCACGGACTGTGGGTTCTTTATAAGTTGCTATCCATGTTCGGTAGTATTCTGCAAACTTCATTTTTGCAGCGTTGATATCAGCACCGTCGATAATTTGAGTTTCTAGTTTGGCAGCCCATTCTGTAGCCTCCCGTTTGGTATCAAACGTTTTGCTAGGTTGCTGACGATTACCGCCTGCATCAACATAAGATGCACGAGCGCGCCACTTGTTGCCGCGTTTAGTTATACTTGCCATGATAAGTTAAACCTAACCTTTACATAAAAAATTTAGGCAGTTTAAAGACATACCCGGGTCTGGTACAATTAAATACGTAAATAGGGCAGTAATGTTCTGTTTTGGTTGATACGCACACTTCTAGCTTGGCGGCGGGGGGTGTGCGTATTTTTTGTTGCAATAATATATTTCTAGCTATACTCTATCTAATAGAGGTATTTGAAAATGAAATTTGGTATGCGAAAGCCCAGTCCAATGCGTTCTATTAAAGCTAGAACAACCGGTAAGGCAAAACGAGCAGTTAAGAAGGCAATTATTCCAGGTTATGGCCAAAAGGGTATGGGCTGGTTAACAAACCCTAAGAAGGCTGCGTACAATAAAGTCTATAAAAAGACCACGTTTAGTATTTTTGATTTATTCAAATAATTCATCATTACTTTGCCACCTTAACGGGTGGCTTTTTAATCATATATTGCGTCTTTAACGAGTGGCTCAAACCAACTAGGTAAATTAAACTCGTTCATAAAGTGCACCCAATTACGAAATTCATTAGGCGTATCACCATAGAAAAGCTTGGCGACGATGCGAATTGCACGTTCATTAGTAATGCGTTCTTCTTTGTTCTTGATATAGGGTGAAAATGTATATAGGAAAGAAGGGCTTGAAAAGGTGATATGCGTAATCTCGTGAGCTAAGCGAATAACCAAGCTTATATTAGATTTATATTTGCGGTTGATATTGATGATACGTTCTTTACAGAATGCGACATCGGGATCGTTATCACCGCCAGCAACTTCCGTTATTGTTATATTAGATTGTTTAGCCATATATAGTAGCTGTGAAAACAACTCTTCGTGCATATATTAATTATTTCCCTTCATGGTTTTCAGCATAGCCAGAAGGGCTTTTTTATATTCATCAGAAAGAGGTTGTCCATCAAACATAGCCATGCCTTCTTCTGACAGTGCCTTGTCTAAGTCAACCGGTTCATTCTTCTTATTATTACCGTGCATCTCATCAGTGTTACCTAATAGGTAGTCTACTGATACGCCGAGGACGTCTGCCAAAGTACGCAGCGTTTCGGTTTTGGGATTAACTTTTTTATACTGATAAATCATATTTTGAGAAAGGCCAGCTGATTTAGCCACACTTTGCAAGCTCATTCCGCGTTCTTTTGAAATTTCTTTTATTCGTTCGTACACCGTCATATCAAGGTTTCTCCTGATTTTGACGAATTAAATTTACAGTTTTTACAGTTAAGGTGTTGCAAAATTACAGTTGTACTGTTATATTTAATTCATCAAGTAATTGAGCAACAAAAAACAGACCTAAAATAATCAATGCTTTGGCGAGCGAATGTTGATATAAAGGCGTTTATTGTGCTTTTTCTTATGCCTTTATGTTACAGCGTAGCTGTAAATAATGCAACAACTTGATAATAAAAAAACAGAAAGGAGTGTCAAAATGCGAAACAAACTAAAAAAGATCACTCATGAAGATATGAGAGATCTTTTTGAAAAAATACTAATAACGATAACATTTGGGCCAGTCATGATAACGAGTGTATTGCTAATCCTCTTAATTTTCGTTGAGACAGTAAAAATGATAATACAAATATTATTTTAAAAATAATACTTTAACAACTAAAACCATTATTGAGAGTGCTATTGCAGCGACAGAAATCGTAAGAGCATATAACGGAATTGTCGCCAAAAAGTTAGTTTTCTTTTCAATTAAATTTTTGAGTTCTTTATTTTCTTTGTTGAGTTTATCTTCGAATTCATTCTTGATAACGAGATGTAAATCTGCAAGGTCTGATTTATTAGCATAGTGTTTTTCTAGCTCATTACGAGTGACGTTAACTGATGTAACTGGATAATTTTCATTCATCTAAAATCACCTTTAATTATACTTTTGATGTAAAACCTTGACTTGTGTAGTGTCTAAATTATCTCCAGATTCGTCTGTTAATTGAACAGTGAAGTTTAATATCTGTGTACCGTCCAATTTAGATATGTCGATGCTAAGTTTCTTTTGAATTTCCCATATATCAAGATCATTAAGAGGCACTCCATTGCGAGCATTGAGAGGCTCGGAATAACTGAACCCAATTGTTTCTTCAGTTATTTCTAAATTGTATTTTTTATCGGCTTCCAAAGCTAAAACAATATATAAATTGATCTCATTAAAAACATTAGAACTTGCAAAATTATGTTTATCAGGTGAAGCATATGCTCCAGAAATAAATGGTTTCATTTAGATTACCTACTTTCATATATGTAAATAAATATTATCACAAAAAAACAAAGGAGGTTGTGACATGACAGCAACAACAATTGAAGAACAAGAAGAGGCGCTAAAGCGCAAAGTGAAGAAGCGGATCACTGACGAGATGTGGGAACGAAATGATATGAAGCAATTTCAACTTGCTGAGATGATTGGCGAGGGGGTTTCTCAAACCAATCGTGCGATTAACGGTGATAATTCACCCAAGTCACGAGTAATTCGTAAGAAGATTTTCACGTTGTTTAACATCACAGATTTATAAGGAGGGAAAGTATGAAGCAAAAAATAAAAGGCTTCTTCTACACGAGAGTGAGCCTTTATAAAGCTTTAACTTGGTTTCCAATTGGTGTTCTGTTTGGCTGGCTTATTTCATCAAATATCCGATAAACATGCCAACTAAAAATACTAATGCATTAACTGTTAATTGAGCAGCTACTGGATATGAAAAATTATTTTTAAAGTCTGATTTGTTTTGGTTATTCTTATCTTCTTTAATCTTGTTGGCTTGGCTGAGTCCTTTGGTAGTTAGTGAGACATCTACTACTGAAAGATTTGAGTCTAAGTGGAAATCAAAAAGTCTATCTGAATCAATTAATAAATCTCTTAATTGAAGAGAGTCAATATTTAGTTCTTTTTCAACATCCGAGTGTTTAGCAAAATTATCAGGTTGCTTCAATAAGTATTCAAGTAATTTATTTATTAAATAATCCATGGGTAATGCTCCTAATTTAACGTTTATCTAAATTGTAACAACAAAAGAAAGTAGGAATAACAATGAATAACAATATTCAAGTATTTAACGGATTGAAGGTTAAGGAAGCAAACGGACAAGTAATGTTCGATGCAGAAAGCGCAGCAATTGGGTTGGGCATCACGCAAGAGAAGAATGGTGTCACTTATGTTCAATGGAAGCGTGTAAATAACTATCTAAATAACGTTTCCGCACATGTGCGGAAAGATGAAAATTCCATTTCGCAGGAAGTTGCGAAAGGTGATTTCATCACTGAACCACAATTCTACAAGTTGGCTATCAAGGCTAACAACGAAACGGCTGAACGTTTCCAAGATTGGGTAACAACTGAAGTATTGCCAAGCATTCGCAAGACGGGTGGTTATCAAGCAAAGCCAATGACACCAATGGAGTTGCTGGAAACTCAATTTGAAGCGTTGAAGGAAGTCAGTGAGGATCAACAAGAGTTGCGTGGTGAGTTTGCCGAACTAAAGGAACAGTTTGGACTGCCTAATGATTTGCGTAAGCGATTTACAAAGGCACGCAACAAGCGAGTTGTTGAAGTGATGGGCGGTTACTACGGTACAGCCTACAACACCAAGAAGTTGCGTAACGCAGTATACCGTCAACTTGGAAACTACATTAAAGACCGTTTCGTCATTAATGAGTTCGCAAACTTGCCAATGTCAAAGTTCGATGAAGCAATGCGTCTGACTCAAAACTGGCAACCGGACGAGGTATTGACGTTTGCAATCAACGGAGCCAATGAACAAGCACTATTGGAGGTGTAGGAATGGCTAGTCAATACAAGCTTAGTGATGAAGACAAGCAACTGTTAAGTGAATACAGTCGAGATAATTGGCCACCTATCCTAAATAAGCATGAAGTTGAACTTTACTTCCGTATGCAATGGCAAACGATTGTGAATGTTTACGGCAAGCGTCCTGATTGGCCAGCGTTCAAGGTAGCTGAGAGGTGGTGGATTCCGTTCTATGACTTGCAGGGTTTCATCTCAGCATACGCATCTGGTCGATTATACGAAGGGCTGAAGGACGTGCAATACGGAGGTCAATATACAGATGACTAACTTATTGATGGGAATCGGCTTGGTGTTGAGCTGGATTGCGATTGCAGGTGTTGCACTGTACTTCGTCAGCAAGCTAGGAGCACATGCACCTGTCAAGCCACGATACAAGAAGCAGATTGATGCTTACACAAACACACAAGCTAAGAACAAGTATATGGAGGATTAAAAATGCTATACATTGCACTTTGGGCAGCGTTCGGCGGTTTCGCGTTGATGATTATCGCAATCAATTTGTTGGAGTTGCTTAAGTGGATTTGGTTCAAGGTAATTGGCCCAGCTATCTACTATTCACTTGCTGCTATCTATTATGTAGTGACTGGTGACGCTGACGCCTTGCCACGTCGCTAACAAATGAATATGGGTCACACATCGCAAGATGCACACCAACCACTTACACGTAATATTTTTTCTCTTACTGTTTGTCTCTTAACAACATGTTGGTGTGTGTCTTGGGGTGTGCGACCCAGAAAGGAATGGAAATGAACGAGTTTACTCCGGAGATGATTTCACCGAAACAATTGTTTTCAATCTTCATCGTTCAAGGTGTCGAAAACTTGTTCGACGAAGAGTTGGCTGAACAATTAGGAACTAGCGTGGCTTCGTTGAGCATGATGCGTGAAGCAAAGTTTGTTGGCATCTCAGTGCCGCCTTGGTTGGCGTTGAATGTACATCGTCTTTTGTCAGAAAAGCACCATCTTATTGAAGCCACAAAACAAATATTGGAGGACGATCATGGCGGATTATGATATTGGATCAACAGGTGTTGCGGATTTGCATCACAGCTTTGCACCAGCTAAGGAGTTTGACATCGAAGCAGAGCGTAAGCGCATTCTGCAACATAACGGTCGTTTGGAACGCCGTACTACTTGGGTAACGCCTGGTGAAAATCAGGTGAAGAAAGATGAGTACGAAAGTCGGTACCAAGTGTTCAAGAAGATGCAAGACGCAGGTAAATCAGCAAGTGAAATTGCATCAGCTATTGGAGTGTCTAAGGTGACGCTGTCATCGCTTCGTTATCGTGGACGTTACCAAAAAGAAAACGCCTAACGGCTGCAACCGTTAAGCGCGAAAAGGGGTAAATCTGTTTAGGACGATTTACTCCTCCAGAGTACCACAAGGAGGTATGAAATGAAACACGAATTGCGATTAGAAGCGCAAAAACGTATGAATCGAGCCTTCAAGGCAGAACAGCGGTGTAACAATGACGGTACTGTTTCGGAGTTTGAAACGGTCGTTGCTGACGTTTTGAACTGGGTGGCTGAATATGTTCGATGAATTAATTAATCCACCTGATGACCCAAAAGATGAAGAAGAAGCACTTAACGATTACATGGATGAATACGAGGATACAGACCTATGAATGAACTAACTTTGCAACAAGCAAACGTTAAGCCAGCACTTGTAGATGTGCCCGGCATTGACGAAGTGGACAAGTACGTTGATAGCATGCTTGAGACGTACAAGAAGACACCTGTGTCACCTGAAACGTTAGTGCAGGCTAAGCAGGCACGCACCGACTTAAATAAGGCGTACAAGGGCCTTAGTGACACCCGTAAGAAGATTGCAAGTCAAGTTGCTGGTAATTGGCCAGAGACCGAAACACGCATCAAAGAAATTGAGAAGAAGATACAAAAGGTGTCTGATGAGACGTTGAAGCCACAAATTGACGATGTGATTGAAGCTGAAAAGCAAAGTCGTAAGCAGTTGATATTGTCTGAAATTGAAAAGATTTCTTCTGAGTACGGAATGCCAGCCGAAAACATTGTGTTCGATGATAAGTGGTTGAATAAGACGGCTAAGTGGAATGAGACGGAAAATGCTGTTCGCAGTCAATTCGATGTATTAAAGCAGCAAGCGGAGTTGTTTGAGCTTCAAGCCCAACAAATCACATCTTACGCAGAACAACTTGGTATTGATCCAGTTGGCGTGTCTGGCTATATTGGCCAGCTTAAATTCAAGTCACTTGATGAAGTGAAGGCGGCCATGGACCGTGACGTTCAACAAGCTAAGGCTAAGTTCGAAGCGCAAAAAGCTAAGGAACAAGCCGAGTACGAAGCACGCAAGAAGCGGGCTGAGGAAGCCATGAAGGTCGGTGAACGACTAGTGGATAAGAATACTGGAGAAATTGTTGAACCAGCTGGTCCACGACTACGAAATTGGCAATACACGTTCGATGAGCTTACAGATGAGCAAAAGCAATTCTTGGACAAGACATTTACTGAGTGGGGTATCTCATTCAGTGCATATGAAGTATAGGGGTAAAAAACATGACTAATACATTTGCAGAGCGTTTGCGAAACAATGACCGCATTCAAACAACGACGTCTGAATTGCCACCGTTCCCAGGACAGTTCACTGCCTTTAACGGTAACAGCGGAAAGTTCAGTATCATGCAGCCTGGTTCAAATCTTTCAGATGCATCAGACATCAATTCGCTTCAATTCATTACGCACTTTGTAATGACGCGTCTGAAGTACACACCGGACGCAACAACTAAGACGCTATCTAATTACGTTATCGCTGGGGAAGACACGCCATACGTTATGACGGTGGACGGCATTACACACGTTGCAGATTCCGGGAAACAGATGGCCGTTAAGCTTGGTGCAGATGCTAATAAGTTGAAGCAAGAGCAGGTTTATGTTGGCTACATTGTCAATCTTGACGGAGAAGCGATTGGTATTGCTGAACCAGTTTGGTACGTGTCACGAGGTGTTAACGCTTACTTGCTGAACGAAGCTATGAATAATTATGGTCAACTATCAGCTCGTACTTTAATTAAGGTGACAGCTAAGGGAACGACACGAACTAATGATGCTGGTGGCACGAACATGGTTCTTGATTTTGAGATTAGCGACATTCCAGAGGACAAGATTGATGGATTCATCAAGTGGTCCGAAAGTGCTGCACAAACGATTGAACAATATCGTCTTGACATGATTTCAGCAAGTGAACGAATTGTTGAAGCTGCCAAAAGTGCAACGACACCATCACCACAGGTTGTGATCACTAGTGGTGGTCAACCAACAGCACAACAACAACCGGCGAAAGTCCAAGGTATTAATCCGTTTACAGGCAAGCCAGTTGGCGCACCAGCTGACGAGATTGATATTAACGAAGACGATTTACCGTTTTAAGAGGTGAGAGATGGACTTGTGGGGAAGGGTTACGAATGTAAATGGTCGAAACGTGACGTTTACGGTTAGTGATGCCCAAGAGCTTGCTAGTCTATCCCTGACAACAACGAATGAAATGCCACAAGCGGTGCTTCAATTAGCTGATGAACGGCAAGTTAGCAAGATACAACGCAAAAAAGCATACGCAATCATGAATGACATTGCGAAGTGGACTGGGTATGCTCCGGAAGAAGTGAAGGACCTAATGAAGTCTTATTGGGTTGCCGAGACTGGAGAAGACTACTTCAGCTTCTCAGATAGTGACATGACGACGGCTAGAGAGTTCATTTCATTTTTGTTGGAATTTGCAATCAGACATCATATACCAATGAGTAAGAGTGGTGCCGAACTAAATGATGATTTGGCGCGGTACATGGAAATGTCACTGATTCATCGAAGTTGTGTTATCTGCGGACAGCCAGCTCAGATACACCACGTCGACACGATTGGAATGGGAAACGACCGTACAGAAACTGACCATCGAGAACATCGTTTGATTGCGTTGTGTGCGGTTCACCACAAGGAAGCTCACGATATTGGGTGGCCTGGCTTTGCAGCTAAATATCACGTTGAAGGAATTTATTTGCGTGGTGACCAACTCGTTAAGCTTGGCTTGATGTCAAAGAAACAGATTAAGGAGTTTGATGATGATCAAAAGAGAAAGGCGACCCAATGGGTTTACCCAGATACCGAATGAGACATTGCGAGACACGCGCTTGAAAGATGGCCCGTATCGGTTACTGATGTACATGCTATCAATGGCTGATAACTGGGTGTTTCACAATTCGGTAATTGCAAAGGACTTGGGTCACAACGAGCGTTGGGTTTCAAATCAGATGAATATCTTGGAAAAATATGGGTACATGACGCGCCAACCATTGCGAAATAACAAGGGCCAAATCGTTGAATGGGAGCGGATTGTACACGAAAAACCACATGTCGCAAATGCGACACCTGGTGAACGTTGATATCAGGGCATTAACCACATGTCGCAAATGCGACACCTGGTGAACGTTGATATCAGGGCATTAACCACATGTCGCATTTACTACATGTAGTAAACCGACACCCTAAGAATATCAATATATAAGAATATCAATAATTAAAGAATATCAAGCCGCCGCCGGAAGAGCCGCTTTCATAGTATAGGGGATTTTGCGTGTACGAACGGCGGCGGACGGAACGGAAGGCAGTTTCAATGATTACACGAAACAACCCCCAAATTATGCGAGAGTGGACCGCTAACGAGATAGAGCCGAACAAATATACGGCTGAAGACATCTATTATTTCTTGACTGATATTGCCAGGGTTGCTCCGAGCGAACAAGAAGCTCGAAAGATTCTAATTCTGGCAATTCGAGCGGCCAAAAATGAAGGGGGCTACTCAAGTGCATATGTGAAGAAGAAAGTGGAGCTTTGGTTGTCTAACGGCCTTGCGACTGCTGAACAAGTTGGGGAATTTGAGAAAAACAGAAGTCTGCGCGGTCAAACAGGAAAATTTGGTCAACCTTTGAAATTCGAAAGTGGACCAAGTAAACCAACTGCTGAACAGATTGATCAGCAAAATCAACGTATGGCTAAAGAACTTGGCTATACATCGATTGAAGATATGGCTAAGGGGACAGCAGAGAAGCTGTCAGAACTTAGAAGGACACGAGCTGACCGATTAGCCGCTAATGTGTCAAACGGGCGTACAGCGAACGGCAGACGTGTTGTACAGCGTTTCTAAAATATTGGGTGTGTCAGAAATGACGGGTTAGGGTGGGTAACAAAGGAGTAAACATGGGAATTAAGCGTATTGAGCTGTATGAGTTCAGTGAGCATGCAGCAGAGCAATTGAAGAGCCGCTTCAAAACGGAGCGAAATAATTGGAAGAACTGGCTGACGTCATTCAACATGGATGCAGAAATGGTCAAGATGCAAAATAACGGCACACAAGTATGGCATAGCGGTGAAGTTGGTATGGTCATCAATCCTCACAGCAAGGTCATTGTGACCGTTTATCACATCTTCTCGAATGATTTCCCAGATGAACTCAAAACCGACCTTGCAAAGGCGGCACAACGTCTAAAAATGGATCACATCAGTGCGTTTTCGCATGACATCTATCGCGATAGTGCAAAATTTGCATATCTAGCCTATGGCACTAGCGAAGAAGATGCGGACAACTTCTACAAAATGACGGTTGAACGCATTCGAGACTTGGAGCATAAGGCAGATGAGTCAATTAAATATATCGAGGGATTGAATCAACTGATTGTTCTTAAGAACGACGTAGCAGAAGAAGTCGACTAAACGTAAACAGCCAAGGGTGGAAAAGACTGTAAGCCCGTTACGACATGAAGAACCTTGAAAAAGAAAAATCTGAATTGCGTGGCACTTTTTATCACGACTTTGTTAAAGGCGTTTTCAAGAACAGCATTTATAAATCTATCCAGCTGCATCACGTAGAAAACAACACTGCATATTACGAGTGCGAACCCTATGATGAAGCATACAAAACAAGCGAAAATAACTTTTACGAGACTTGTGAAAAGTTAGAGCGCGCTTTTAAAAAGTATTCAAAAAGAGTTTTCGAAAAATATGGCGTTGAAAATATTTCAGTTGAAATATACAACGAATATTCGTGTGTAGCCGGCTTGTCGGTTGATGAAACTGGAACGGTTATCAGGAGCAACTTTTAAATATAGAAAACAAACAGCCAAGGGTGGAAAGACTGTGAGCCCGCATGGAGGAAATAATATGATTATCGTTAAGTGGCAAGAAGTGATCAATGGCAAGAAGAAGGATATTCACCAGCACGTTGTGAACATGCAACTAGCCAATCAACTGCGTAATAGTAAGCGTAGCGAAGGAATTAATGCATGGATTGAGATGGAGGATCATGCGTAAGTATTACTATTTCCGAGATAAGCAAGGCTACTTCAAACTTGCTTATACGCCAGAAGGTAAGCGTGTGATTGCGCGGACGTGGAACAAGCGCCAGGCATATCGTACAAGTAGCAAGTGGCTCATCAAACATATGGTCAGCAAGTGGTTAGTTGGCTATTACTATTGGGTAGAAGAAGTAGAGGTGGATTAGATGAATGTTTTGTGGAACTTTATTAAGAGTTTTGGAGTTGGTGTCTGGTCATATGGACTTTCAGCAGTTTGGATAAATTGGGGAGATTATCCGCCAACAATGAACACGCCTGGAATTGCTTGGTGGTTAAACGGGGTGGCCTTGCTGTTCTGGCTTGTAACGTTCGTTGTACTTAGTATCTATGAAATCAAAACTGCGCACTAAAAAAGCGCCAGACAGAAGTCCAGCGCCATGCAAAAGAATTTAAGGTAAGTTCATTTTAACATGGAGGAAATCGGTTTGGCAGACAAGGTTGATAAGTTACTACGAGATTATTTTGATGGAACTATGGACAAGCAGATAAAAGCTCGTGAAATGTATTTGCAGTTCCATAATGATGTTGACGAGAACGTTGGTGGTGGACGAGCGCAATATAAGTTTAATAATGCTGTTGAAAGCCAGATGATCACATTGGAACAAGACTATGAGTTGCGTGAGTTGAACCACAACAAGATGGTAGTTGAAATGTGGCTTAACGGTTTAGGCCAGGACGAATACGATATTTTAGATATGCATTATGGAATGCGTTACACATGGTACAAAATCGCTTTAGAGCTCAACAAGAGCGTAACGGCCTTACAAAGATGGAAGCGTGAATTCAAGATTTCCGTTTCGCATTACGTTGACCTTTGAAAAGGGGTGCCAGAATACGACTCGAATAGTGCCAAAATATGATGTGTTTTACCACAATGTCCATGTAAAAATGATAGAGTAGAAAAGTTGAAATAAAGCATGTGTGGCGGAATAGGTAGACGCTAATTGAATTATGAGACACAGGTGGTGGAAAAGGTGCCCGTATGACGAAGCCGAAGTTAACCCGATAGAGCACACACCTACAACACAAGGAATAACCCAACTTTAAGCCAATGTAATTAGTCGTGAACTAATTGAAAAGACAAAGGTAGCTTCTAATTCTTGTGGTGTTATGTCAGGTGCAAATCCTGACCACATGCATATGCCATTAGTTTGGCAAAAAAGTCCATGTCAGCGCCCAGCGTTGCCTGGCATACATACACATGAAACTACATAAAGGAAAAACTTTATTAGTTATTACCGTGCCAGCGCCTTGTATGTGGTGGCTGGTGTACATATCAATAAGCATAAGGATATGCTTTCTCTTATCTAATATTCGTGCCGTGGCCTTCGATATGTGGGTGCACGGTTTTTATTTGTAACCTTGGAGGTTTCGATATGAGTTATGCAGCTGTTGAAAATCATTATGGGAATAACTACGTAGCCCGTGTTGATAGTGAACAAGATATGAATGACATCATGCAAACATGCGAGATATGCGGTGACAGTGATTGGATTATCGGCATGTACGATACCGAAGAAGAAGCTAAAAAGCATGTTAATGATTCATTATTTGATTAGATCAGTTATTAAAGATTATTTGATAACTGGTTTTTATTTTGCATGCAAAGGAAATGCTAAGTTATGTTGCTGAGAATGAAAATAGCAAATGGAATCCTTTCTACTAATAAACAGTTGAATATTCGCCAAAAGAATCTGCTAAAAAGTAAATTTAACCAAACTAAGGTTATACGATTGGGTAGCCTTTTTATTTTGCACTGAAAAGGAGATAAATATGAATATTAAAGGTAATAACACCACATTCACTGGCGAAACTACTGCATCAATTGAAAATCGTAAACTCTCCAAAGAGATTCATGATTACGTTGATAATCAAGTTATATATTTGGAAAATACTGATGAGTATGTTGAACAACAACTTGATAGCCTATCCAGTGATATTGAAATGTTAAATAAGAAAATTAGCGATCTAAATTATGAAAAACTAGAAACACGGACAGAATTAGAAGTTTTGAAAGCGTGTTTTTGGGCATTTGTTATTGTTTTGGTCGCAGTATTTTTGGGACTGTTAATGTATCTATCATAGGAAAGCAGGATATATTATGACGTTAATAAATTTTATATTAGTAGCCGTTATCGTAGTGTTAGTATGCGTACTCATAAATGTATCTCTTAATAAACTAGACATTGAGATAAATCACGTTAGAAAGCCACGTATCAACATTGAATTTAACAGCATGCATGATACACCACATATCTATGTAGATGACCAAATCATGTACGGTGAGGGGAGTAATAAACCACTCATTGATATGATCTACGTCTATAACAGTGACGGTAATCACGAAGGGGAGCGGTCGATGACTGTAACTTATTGGAACGCTGAGCTAAATCAAAAAGAAACAAAGACCATTAGTAATTAATGAGGTGTCGATATGAACAAGAACTTAATTGGTAAGTTGATTAAGAGTAACACTATCAATCGTGGGGAATACACGTACTTTTATGCTGATAATGAATTAGCTGTGATAGTTACCAAAGATGGTAAGCAGTATTCACGTAACGATGCGTTTGATGATTAGTATTAGAGCGCATAGGTGTGCAGATATTTGCTTAAGGAGTTGATAATCATGCATAAGAATTTATTGAACAAGATGTTGATTATTAAAGTGTTACAGGTTAATGCAATGTGGTTGGGCGAAGCAGCGATTATAACCATTACGATGTGGCTGTTGCATGGACCAAAGGTAGCCTTAGCGGTCTGTGCTGCGAGTTTGTTTTGGGTATATCAAATTAATTCTTGGACACGATTTATATTCAAAACAATCGTTGATAAGTTGGATGACGTTTTATGAGAATGCATAGGTGTAAGGGAGAACGATATGCCAAAAATGACAATCTGTAGATTTATAAGTCCAGCGGGTATCAAGTGCCATAAATTAGCGAGTTCACCCAATCATTATTGTAGTGAGCATATAGATCACGAATCAGAATATTTTACAAAGCGTAAGCAGTGGAGTGACAAGCATACGCAACAGTATTATCACAACTACAATAAGACGCAACGTGTACGCAATGAGACCAAGTTGGAACAAGATAAGTTCTACAGGAATAAGCAATGGAAGAATGGACTAAGGCCAGCCGTGCTAGAGCGCGACAACTACCTGTGCCAATACTGTGTAGCTAATGGACGGATGACACCAGGCAAGATAGTAGACCACATCATTCCCTATGAGTTCGATCCAAGTAAGCGTGATGACCTAAGCAACCTAGCAACCATCTGTGCTGCATGCCACACTGGCAAGACACGTTGGGAGCAGGAGTATTACGGTACAGGAGCAGTGAACGAATTGAAGAACGTGGCAGCAGTGCCCGACATTAAGTACTTACCAGATTTTATGGATAGCGCTAAAACGCAATGGGAGCCGTTTTAAGCGTTTTTTATTTTGTCCGGAATAATTAGTCGATTGTGTTCTGAAAATTAAATGACCCCGCCCCTGGGTGTATTAAAAGAAGAGCACACACATTACTGTGTTCTTGTAGAAAAGTTTGATTTTGAAAAATTTTTAATAGGGGGGTACCCAGCAATTAAGGAGGTGATGTTAGGTGCCACGAAAAAGCTATGAAAGCGAGTCTGACGCTGTTTTGTCGCTGACCCCGCCACATCACTTAGGCAAGATTGCAAGTGCTATGTGGCGTAAAATGGTGCCCGTACTTAACGCTTCAAACAAGATGGCTCCATTGGATAAGAATTTGGTTGAAATGTACGCAAGTCAATACGAGATTTATCGAAATGCCTATGAAGATATCAAAGAGAATGGCCAAGTTACCAAAGTTTATAAGACGGTGGTCAACCCAGTGACCGGAGATGTGATTGCTAACGATATGACGGGCTATAAGCGCAACCCAAGCACACAGATTTACTCGGATGCCATTAAGCAGTTGAAATCATTAGGTAGTGAGCTTGGTTTATCACCTGCAAGCCGTGCTGAACTTATGCAATTGAGTTTGGACGACGGAAAAGACAAGCCAATCGCTACGGAACAACTGCAAGCGCTATTGAATGGAGATTATAATGATGAGGGTTGATCTAACTCAATCACACGACGTTCTAGGTTGGTACCAGCAACTACATAGCGACTATGCATTTATCAGAACCAAGTACAAGGACGCTGGAACAAAGTACGCATTCAGTGTTTTAGACGGTGATGTTCTAGCCGGCTACATGATTAAACTCGCAGCGTTCCGACACATTCAAGACTTGGTGCGTTCAGAAACAGATGATTCGTTTAAGTACCATTACAGCGTTAAGCATGCTAACAAGATACTTAATTTTGCAAGAGTGTTTCCTGATGTTGATACTGGAGAACCTATGCCGCTTATGCCATGGGAAAAGTTTGCGCTAACTCAATTGGTTGGGTGGCGTGATGAGAATGGTAATAAGCGATACACGACGGCAATTTTGTCTGTTGCACGTGGACAAGGTAAAACTTATCTAATGGCTATTCTTATGGCCTATGACTTCATGATTGAGTCAATTGGATTGTCTAACCAAGACTATCTTGTTGCGTCTATCAACTGGAAGCAAACTGGTAAGCTGTTCGGTTACATTGGTACAGCGCTTAATAAGATGACAGCGGTTGAACCGTGGAAGTCTTTGGCTGCTGAATCAGGGCTGAAAGTTCAAAATGACCAGATTGTCATGAAAAATTTCAACAACATCATGCGTGCGATTAGTCATGAGTCAGGACAATATGACTCGTTCCACTTCAAGACAGCCGTTTTTGATGAAATTGGTGAAGTTAAGAGCCGTGAAAAGATTGCCAAGATTACTTCTGGTCAGGTCAAGGTGCCTAACAAGCAATTCATTCAAATTTCGACATCATACCCAGACCCAACTGTGCCGTTTCATGACGACCAAAAGGCTGGTCAGCAAATCATGGAACAGGACTGGAACCGCGCAAATGACGACAATTTGGTGCTAGTTTGGGCGCAAGACAGCCTAAATGAGACATTTATGCCTGAAACTTGGGTGAAGTCGAACCCGTTGCTTGATTTGAAAGGTCAACATGATGTTTTGCTAAAGGGTTTGACAACTGAACGCGACACAAAGATGCTACAAGGTGATTTGCCAGCGTTCCAAACCAAAAACATGAACATGTGGCTGTCACAATCAACTGATAGCTTCTTGAACTTGGCTGATGTTGAAAGCGCTGTTGTTCCAGACTTCGATATACGTGGACGCCAAGTTTACATTGGCTTCGACTACTCAATGATGTCCGATAACACAGCACTTGCGTTTGTTTATCCTTATGTTGATCCAGAAGGTAATGGACGATGGCATATTGAACAACACTCATTCATACCGTGGCATAAATCTGGTTCTATTGAAGCCAAAGAGAAACAGGACGGTATCAACTACCGTGAAGCTGAACGACTTGGCTATGCCACCATTACTAGCCACGAACAAGGCATGATTAATGACGACGAAGTTTACGCTTGGTTGCTTGATTATGTTGAAGAAAATGACTTGGACGTTCTGTTCTTTGGTTACGATGCAATGGGAGCCACTAACATGGTGAAGATGCTGGAAAACAATTCAGTGTTCCCACTGCAACCGATTAGGCAGCGTACAGGTGAACTGAAAGACGCTACCAAGTTCTTACAACGCATCTTTGTTGAGAATTCGGTTGACCGATTAGACGACATCACAATGGAAAAGGCGTTGTTGAATGCCGTGCTACGTGAAGATAGTGTGGGAATTCAAGTTGATAAGACAAAAGCCACGCTAAAAATTGACGTTGTGGACGCTATTATCAACGCCATGACACAAGCGATGTATCACTTTGAAGAGTTTGGAATGGTGAAAGATGCCACATGGCAAGTTGAACACATGAGTGCACAGCAAGTTGCGGACTGGTTCAACAGCGCAGAAAGTGGGTTACTTGATGATTACTAAGAAAATTAAAGGCTTAGCACGAGCGATTAGGGCTAGGTTGGACGTTATTTTGTTCAGCTTGGCACTAGTCGTTTTTGTTTTGACCATGTTTTTAACGATTAATGCACTGGCTGGTGGAATTTCGCTGACTATTGCACTTGCTGTTGCCGGATATGGCGTCGTGCTTATCGACAATGGCACCAACACTAACAGGAAGGAGTAACGGAGTATGGCAGTATTCAAGCCACCTAAGATTAGCAACATGTTCGCTGCTACTTCTGACGGTGGCAGTTTAGATGACGGCATTGTCAACTTTCTAACAGGTGGTAATTCAGATTACGTGTCTGTACGTGAAGCAATTCATAACAGCGATTTGTACTCGTTGGTTTCACAAGTCAGTGGCGACCTTGCAAGCTCACGATTAATTGCGGACGCAACGCGTGCACAGGGTATTTTGAATAACCCTGATCCACGAACTAACCCGCACGCATTCTGGCAATCATTCTTTGCTCAAATGTTGTTCAACGGTGAAGCGTTTGCTTATCGTTGGCGCAATGCTAACGGACAAGACCAACGTTGGGAACAATTACGGCCTTCACAAGTTCAACCGTACATCACCGATGAC